ACCGACTTTAACAAGAATCGTCGTAAGACCAGGCACGCAAAATGGAACCCTGAGAGGCACATCCTCCTTGGTAACCACGAAGATAGAATCAACCGTGCTGTCTCAATGGATGCACAACTTGAAGGAGTTGTTACCACAGACCACCTCGACTACGCCCAAAGCGGATGGAAAGTAAGTAACTACTTAGAAATCCTATGGCTTGATGGCGTTGCCTACAGCCACTACTTCTATAACCCAATGACCGGCAAACCACTAGGAGGCAATGTTGAAGCGAGACTTAAATCCATTGGCCATAGTTTCACGATGGGTCACCAGCAGACGCTCGCCTACGGGCTTAGATTCGTCGCTGGCAAGAGCCAACATGGCCTTGTTGCGGGCGCATGTTACCTCCATGATGAGGACTACAAAGGACCGCAAGGGAACGCCCACTGGCGAGGAATAGTAGTCAAGCACGAGGTGCGTGAGGGTTCATACGACCCTATGTTCGTATCGCTCGACTACCTATGCCGTCGTTACGAGAAGATGCCACTGGTGCAGTTTATGAAGAAGAAGTACCCTAACGTAGAGTACTCGTTCTAATGCTGTGGACCTGGTCATGGATACTAGCCTTTGTGGGTTCATTTGGTTTGTTTACTGTAGGTAGCAAGATACGTTGGGGCTGGTTTGTCCTTATCTGCAACGAGTTCCTATGGGTAATCTACGCCCTGCAATCTAAGCAATACGGATTTATTCTGTACAGTTTCCTGTACGTGGTTATGTACATCCGTGCTATGTTCAAGTGGGATGACAATGATTAGCGTATTCACGCCAAGCCACGACCCTAAGTACTTAAACCAGTGCTACCGTTCGCTTAACGAGCAGACCAACAACAACTGGGAATGGATAGTCCTCCTTAACGGCGATGCCGACTGGGACCCACCCAAGGACGCAAGGGTTGTGGTGTACTACTCTGTGGCAGAGGGCGTGGGTGCTTTGAAACGTGAAGCCGTATCATACTGCACAGGTGACGTGTACCTGGAACTTGACCACGACGACATACTTATGCCTAACGCACTCATGGAAGTTGAGTACGTCTTTGATAAGTTTCCTGATGTCGGGTTTGTATATTCTGACACAGCCCAAATCCTCGAAGATGGCAAGGCTGACCTAGTCCCACCTTTTGGAGCAGAGTACGGGTGGAAGTATTACAACGAGGAAGGTTACGTTGGGGCCTTGGCTTTTGAAGATTACCCCCACAACGTGTCTTACATCTGGTTCGCACCGAACCACCTACGTGCCTTCAGGAGTGCCCTATACGCCGAAATAGAGGGGTATAAGGCCAACCTAGAGGTACTTGACGACCAAGACATTATGACCCAGTTGTACCAAACAGAGACTAAGTTCTACCACATCCCTGAGATTCTGTACCTACAGCGTGTCCACCCAGAGAACACCCAGAAAACACGTAACGCAGAGATTCAGATTGGCACCGTGGACATGTATTACAAGACCATTGAGAAGAACTGTCTAGCGTGGGCTAACCGTGAGGGTCTGCTGGCACTAGACCTTGGTGCTCACCACAACAAAGCCGAAGGATTTCTAGGGGTTGACCTACGCCCAGGCGAAGGGGTTGACTACGTTGGTGACATCTTTGACATGGACATTGCCGACAGCAGCGTTGGTGTTATCCGTGCGTACGACTTCATGGAGCACATCGCTAACAAGACAGCCTTCATGGAGTGGTGCTACGACAAGTTAGCCCACGGTGGCATGTTGCTCTCGATGACACCAAGCAGTGATGGACGTGGTGCCTTCCAAGACCCAACACATATTGCCTTTTGGAACGAGAATTCGTTCTGGTACTACACCGACAAGAACTACGCAGACTTCATCGATTTCAAGTGTAGGTTCCAGCAGTCTGCATTGCGTAGTTTCTTTCCAAGCGACTGGCACAGAGACAATCACATACCGTACGTGCAAGCCAACCTTATTGCGGTCAAGCAAGACACTCACCACTTTGGAGGTTTGTTAAACATATGAGTTACGCAAGGATTGTGGACAAAGAGACAGGCGAACCCGTCCTAACTCATAGGGGTGATTTCCGAGGGTACAAATGCGAACTTTGTAGAACTCAACGTTCTATCTATGGTATCCAAGAGATTATGGACCACCTTATCGACTACCATGAGCAGGTCGAAATACTGAGTATTTGACAAACCCCCTCCGAGGGTGTAACGTTTGTGTCACTCAAAGGAAGGAGCCAAATGAACCAAGTATCCAACCCCGTGATTACTGGTTTGCTTGTCGAGGAACTACACCTCAAAAGTCAAACACCTAAGCCAACTGCTAAGGGAACCCCACTACGCTACTCATCGGCACACTCGTGTGCTCGTCAGCAGGCGTATGCAGCACTGGACGCTGACCCTACTGAACCTATGGACCACGCCGGTGCATGGGTTACAGGTCTAGGTACCATCGTCCACGAAGCACTACAGGATGCGATTAGTCGTCGCTTCCCATCAGCCCAGTTCGAGGTCGCCTCTCAGATAGGAGATTTCCTATCAGGTTCGTGTGACGCACTCATTGACATCTACGACGTTGGTACTGTCTATGGTGGCACACACGTCCTGTACGAACTCAAGACCATGGGTACCTACGCCTTTGACAAGCAGGTCGGGTGGAACCGTCTGCGTGGCACAATGGGTGTAGGTGTTGGCCCAGCAGCGAAGGCTGTTGCACAGGCTGGCATGAACGCATTAGGCATTGAAGCAGAGAACCCTGACATCCGTATCGAGACACTCGTCATGGGTAGCATTGGCTTTGAAGCATTGTCGAAGAACAAGGCCGAGAACATGGGTGTCGAAGGTGTCAACCGATTCCTCGCCGAGTTCGAAGTACCACGTTACGAGTGGGAAGCACTGGCATCAGAAGAGATTGCACGTATGGAAAGTATCCAGCGTCTCTTGGAAGATGGCTACCTACCTATTCGCTCCGCTAAGGACGATGACAACAATGTGCTAACGTTGGACCCCAACGGTCGTGGATGGCAGTGCGACTATTGTGCGTTCCGTTCTGTCTGTGTAGACGACGGTCCGGCATCTATAAAAATCTCAAGCAGTTCAATGAGTAAAAGAAAGGAAGTAAAGTGAACACAACATACCCAACAGTTACCATGGCAGGTAGCGAAGTAGAGTTGACCATGTTCCCTGATTGTACCGATGGCAACACATGGGCAGTAACACTTAGAGAGGGAGACGACTCTGTCTTTCTCGGTATCACACACAACTACGAGGCATGCCTTGAGATGATGAACACCTTCATGGTCGCATTCGCTGCTCTCGGGTACAAACTAGATTCAAACTTAGGAGAAACAAATGCAGAGTAACGAGATTAACGAATTAGCAAGTGCACTGGTATCGGCTCAGGCTGAGTTCAGCGCAGTACCAAAGGGTTCAACTAACCCATTCTTCAAAAGCAAGTATGCTGCTTTGCCAGATGTAGTGGCAAGTGCAAGCCCAGTGCTGACCAAGCACGGACTAGCAGTTAGTCAGCACATCGCTACTGGTATGAACGGTGCAGACATCCTTGTCACTTACCTCATTCACAAGTCAGGTCAGTACATCGCTCACGACATGACACTTCACCTACCTAAGTCAGACCCACAGGGTCAGGGTAGTGCGGTGACGTACGCTCGCAGGTACTCGTACATGAGTGTGCTCGGTCTAGTTGCAGACGAAGACGATGACGGCAACAAGGCTAGTCAAGCACCTAAGTCAGCACCTAAGTCTAAGCAACCAACACCACTAGACAACATGCGTGAACTGCTAGCCAAGAAGTTCGATGAGCCAGCAGACCGTAAGGCTTTCTGTGAGGAGAGAGTTCAGCGTACATTGAAGTCGTTGAATGACCTTGAAGAAGCAGAGATTGTTGGAATCATCCTAGAGTTGTCATGACCAAGTGGAAAAAGTGCAGTCACGAATGGTTACTAAGTATTACATCTAACCCCTACGTGTTCTGCCCTAAGTGCGAAGCATCATTCAAACCACAGAACCAACAGATGCCTTACAAGGGCATAGTACCGGAGCAGTATAAGTAATGACAGTTATCATCGGTTACACAAACGGTAAGAACTACGCCATAGGCGGAGACTCGGGTGCCTTCGATGAAGGTGGCCTATACCAGTTGTCGGGTGAACCGAAGGTATGGAAGTCGGGCGACGTGTTAATCGGTGGTGCGGGTAGTTTCCGCATCATCGAACTCGCCCGCAAGTCAGGTCTTAACGACCCTTACGCTCTACGTAACCACTTGATAGAGTCTAACCCTGGTGGTGAGTGGAACTTACTAGTAGTAACTAAGAAGGCATTGTACGAATTGTCCGATGACTTCTCTGTTGTTAAGTTTAAGGAGAACTATGCATCCATTGGTGCTGGCAACAGCGTTGGCACTGGTGCTATGGCTATCCTTGCAGAGCAGAAAGTAGAACCGGACGTGGCAGTCAGAACAGCATTAAAAATTACAGCACGTCACTGCAACATGGCTATGGCACCATTCACGGTGGTGAAGTCATGAAGAAGTGGGTGTGCCCGAAGTGTCTATTGCTGATAGAAGCAAGAGCAGAAGAAGTACTACACCGTTGTCCTAGTAACAAGTCTAGGTACACATCATTCGAAGAGAAGGAAACAGATGAAAAAGGACGTTGAATACGAATACCTACGTGAGCGGAACGAGATTTTGCTCGGACGTATAGAGGAATACATGGTTGAGAACCGTGACCTACAACGTAAAGTGCGTGAGTTGCAGTTGCATCTCTCACGCCTACGCCATCCGTCAGGGGAGGGCAAATGATTAAGTCAGCCGTTGCAGTTGTAACTGCTATGACATCATTTTCTTTTCTGCCTACTACAACGACACAAGCAGAAGTACCACAACCAATCTTGGTAGAGACGGCAATGCCTACCCCCCCATTGCTGTCTCTGCCTAGAGATGTACAAGCCAGATTCGCATGCGTTGCATACCGAGAGAGCCGTGGCAAGGTAGTTGATACCAACGTGGTATCAGGTGCTCAGGGTATGTTCCAATTTATGCCTGACATTTGGCAGTTTGCTCGACAAAATATCAAGGGTCTACCACCTACACCGAACGAAGCAGACATCTATCAACAACAATCAGCAGTTGTATTTTATTACAACAGAAACCACGGGCTTTATCCAGAATGGACGGACGGTTGCTAATGAACCCAACCTTTAACGCAATACTAAAAGAAGTACAGGACATGCACGACAAGAAGTCGAGAGACTACGGTCGTCCTGAGAACCCTTACTACAACATTCGTCAAAGCATGGCTTTTGGTATACCCTCATGGGTGGGTGCTTGTTTGAGAGCCAATGACAAAATGGGTCGTCTGCAACTTGCGGCTCAGGGTTCACTACTGGCGAACGAAGGCATTGAAGACTCTCTGCTCGACATGATTACATACTTGACCATCGCACTAGATGAGTTCAGGAATGGAAACTGATTACCGCAAGGCCCTTTGCATTTTAATCGATGAAGGATTTGTTACTACTGACCAGGTAAAACAGGCAGTGAGCAAAGCCAAGAAGTTACAGTACAAAGAAGGCCAAGACTCAGCGACATGGAAGTCGGCACACACGCTTGCTGTTGAACTACGTGAGTTGTGTGTGGCGAACGGATACAAAGCATTCAGTATCAACAAGTCTTCGATGAGCGACATCGAGTACTTGCTACGTGTCACTAACCACACCGAAGAAGAAGTACGTGGTGTTATTCAATGGGCTACATCGGATTCATTCTGGTCACCCGTGATACTCAACACCACACAACTGCGTAAACACTTTGACCAGTTGTTCATCAGACGGAACAGAACGTCTGCGCAACAACCAGTCGTTGACCGCAGTGAAGAAGTACGCAAGAGCATGGAGAACTTCGAGAAGAAGTTGGAGCAACGCAGGGCAGAAGCAGTGCCTATGCCTAAAGGATTCAAGGACGTATTAAAGAAAGGTAAAAGCAGTGAAGTTGAATGATTGGACAGCAGACGCTAAGTGTAAGGGGATGGACACAAACATCTTTTTCCCATTGAAGGGTTCTTCACACAAAGTTGACGAGATGGTACGGAGCATTTGTCACGGGTGCCCTGTATCAGAGCAATGCTTGGATGACGCACTATCTACGTATCACCAGATAGGATACAGAGCAGGTCTTAGTGCCAAGCAACGTAGAAGTATGTTGCTTAGACAGAAGCGAGAGAGTGCAGCATGAAAAAGATAATTATGACCGAGCAGGAAGTCGTTCAGAACATTAACGAAGCAGTGGACTCAGTAATGATTCCCTTGTTGACTGAACTGGTGACGCTTGGTGTATCACAGGAACTAATCGGCACAGCGATGATAAACATCGCAGAGAGAAAGTTAGATGAGCATGACGACACCACAGAAGGATAACGTCTTTGATGAAATTAGTAAATCAATGACAAAGGAAGAACTTTTGAAAGAACTTACAAAAATACAAGAAAAAATGGGTATGTATGACGACACCACAGAAGGCTAAGGGTTCCCAATGGGAGCGTGACGTTGCTAAGTTCTTTAACGAGAACGGCTACCCCAATGTTGAAAGACGATACGGTGCTGGCAACACAGTTGACAAAGGCGACCTCAATGGATTCGCACACGCCATTGTTATCGAGTGCAAAAACGTGGGCAAGATAACCCTCGCTTCTATCATGGACGAGACAGAGGTGGAGAAGAACAACGCTAAGGCAGACATCGGCCTTGCGGTGATTAAGCGCAGGAACACCAGCGCAGGTCGTGCCTATGCAGTAGTGACACTAGAAGACATGGTGAAACTGTTGCAAATGGCCGGTTACTGATGTAGTATTACAGGGCAGTAATTAAACGAAAGGTACAGAGATGAGTACAACCATCATTGGTAGATTGACAGCAGACCCCGAGATTAAGTTCACTAACAACGGCACAGCCCTTGTGAATTTCTCGGTAGCAGTAAACCGTAAGAAGGGCGACGAAGAATACGTCTCCTATTTCGATGTAACAGCATGGGGCACACTTGCACAGGGTGTTGCCGACACACTTCACAAAGGTGACCGAGTTGTGGTAAATGGGTTTCTAACCCAAGACCGTTACGAGAACAAGGAAGGTAAGACGGTGAGCAAGGTAGTTCTAACTGCCGAAGCCGTTGGTCCTGACCTTCGATTCGCAACGGCCACAGTACAGGCTACTAAGAAGAAAGAAGTTGAAGCAGACTTCTAATGGCTGATTGGTCCGAAGCGAAGTGTATTGGTATGACCAAACTTTTCTTCGACGACCGCATAAAAAAAATTAACCGAGCGAAGTACATTTGCAAGGAGTGCCCACTTAAGAACGAGTGTCTTGAGTGGGCACTTGTGCATAGAGAAGCGTGGGGAGTATGGGCTGGTCTTGACTACCACGAACTTCGTATCGTTGCCGTCTCATTGGGCTATGCGCCCCCTAACAGACGTGAGGTAGAGCATGGCACCGAACGTGGTTGGGCGTGGCACAGAAGGCAGAAGATGAAGGACACAGAGCACGAGACGTGCCAGCCTTGCGTTGACGCATACAACCAAGCCACCCGTATCCGAGTAGCCCGTTACCGCAAAAGAAAAAGTTCGACTTGACACGCACGTAATTGTGTGCCTATAATGTAGTCATACCAATTAAGGAGGGTATTAATGTCTAATTCAATTACGGTTAAGATTTGTGGCGAGATGGTAAACTTTGTGTTTGACATTACGCCTGAGCAGTGGGTGGAGATTGACAAGTGTGTCAACGGACATAACCGCCCACGCAAAACCAGTCGTGGTACAAAAGACGTGGTGACTCTCATACGTGAGAGCATCAGATTCGCTGACGTGTAGTTTCCCTTCTTTCTAACACGTCAGCCTTGCCCCTGTGAAGTGCGCTTGCTCCTACCTCTTGCAAGTGACTTCACGGGGGCACTCTATTTTTAGAGCGAGCCGAAAATAAAAAAGTTGCGTTCGCGAGTACATCGTGGCGCGCAGGGCTGCCGAGAGGCAAAAAAAAAGGTAAAATACAAGTCAGAGACTTGGATTTTGCATGTTAAAAAAGCCAAGGGGAGTTGCGCAACAGCGCAACCCCCCGGGCTTTTTCTATAGATGTGAGACAAATAGTATTACATACATACTTACTGTCCACATGATTGCTAATGTCCAGGATTGCTTATCACCACCCGTTAGGGCAGCAATAAGTAATCCGCTTAGAACGGCGAGTATACGCCGTGACGTTTGGGTCATCGCTTGTAACTCCCAACGAAGCATTGGCATGCTTCCCAGTTGGCGTTACAGTCTTGGCACCAACCACAGTAGTGACAGAACTCATCCATGTAACTGAGTGTTTCTGGACACTCAGTGTTGAGACACTTTGTGAGCATAGTATCCTCGTCGTCCCAATTCTGATGAGCCATGACTACTGACTTAGGCGCTGGGTATGTGGAGTAATTGATAGGCATATATGACTTATTACTCCACCACAACCCCTCGGTCTGCCAATGGCCGAGTGATTCGCCAAGAATCAGTAGCGGTATCTCAAGTTCTAAGGTCAGAATTACAACCTTGGAATTGCTACCCTCTACAAATCCGTCCATTATGTCCCACACTCGCTGGTCACAAAGACCAGTGATGCCGCCGAACCGTGGCAACACGTCTTCGGCAAACACTCGAGAGTCGGAGCGCCAGTCTCCCTTCTCGAGGGTTAATGGCAGAATGCCATTGTGGGCAATGATGGATTTCTTGTCTGAACCCTCAACCATGAAGCCATGACAACCACGGATGGATGTTTCACCGTGTGTTGCAATGCGAGCGTGGAAGAAATGTGCTTGCACATGATTCCCGTACTCGCGGAAGACAGCCTCGTAATCCGAGATGGCTTCCTTGGCTTGCATGGACTTACCTGATAACAACCTAAGTTCATTCTTGTGTTCTACAACAGCACCCCAACCAAATCCGTCAGGATTTGATTTGCATGCTTGTTCTAATTCTTTACGTGTTGGCTTTTCATTGCCTATACCTGCGCAGATTACGCACATGGTAATACCTCCTGTAGTCCGGTGAATGGCTCACCTGCTATAATTCTCGCTGCATGTGGGAATTTCCCACGTGCCACGTACTCTGCAAACTTAGGCCAGTCCAATGCACCACGGGCGACATCGAAAGATGTAAGACCGTGTGTGTAATCTCTGGCTGCTGCTACTAACTCGATACAACCTAACCAACGCAGCGAGAATGAAGGACGGAAAATCCGGACTTCGATGGTGTCCCTGTTACCAAAGTTCACCGCGTCAGAGTGTGAACTCGTGTGCGGTTCTAGAACTTTGAGTGGTACACCACCAGACTTCAACCCGTTGAAGTTGGCATAGCCTGAACTACGGCGTGCTGCTTCTTTCCAGTCCAATTCATTGCGACTGAACAACAGGCCGAAACGTGTCTGGTGAGCAGTAGACATACCTGCTCTTGACATGTGTACGTGTAGGCCGCAGTTGCTGCGGTTCCACGAACGTTGCCCACGTGCATTAAGTTCTGCAAGAACTTTAAGGAATGACGGGGCAAATTCACGCCATGAATCTAGGTCACGAGGGTGTGAAACTATCTCAAACCCACTAGACAGACTGCCATCTTCTTTTAGATAGGCAGTAGATTCTTTAACACTTCTAACGAAGTGCGCTGCTGCGTCTCCATTGTTATGGTTAATGTTCTCACATTCTAGTTCTATACCGAACTGTATGGGAGAATCACCGTGGAACACGGGGTCTGGCTTGTAGCCATAGTTGTGTACATAGTCATCTGCACCGTCGTTGTCACAACAATTGTCGCTGTTAGGACGATACTCGTCACAACCTTCACACCACCAGTAATAGTTACCGAGGCAACCGTCACAAACAGTACCTACGCCTGTAACGTGACCACTGTCGTAATAACCAGAGTCATAGTTTTGGTCACACTCATGACACCAGAAAGCCTGGCTATCATAACAGTCTTGACACCAGCGTTGTTCTTGACCAACAGAGTAGACTATGAAACAGTTATCTTCTGTTTCACCGTCGCTACAGCAGTCACATGGTGATATAATTACAATTTCTTCTTCCGTCGGTACGACGGGTTCTTGCATTTCAGACACGATTCCTTCTCTCATGTTTGAATCGGTAGCACCTTACTACCGATTTATCGCAAAGTTGACTTTGCGAGTAAATCACCGACAGCCATTTGGCTGCGGTCGTTTTTTTTTAAAAACTACTAGTGAGTGGGGCTAGATGCCCCACCCACTAGTAATTGCATTAGTTGCTACCTACGTAGCGTACGTACAGTTTGGTTATTTTACCGTATTTACGGTATGCACGCTCAAACTGCTGGCTTTTGAAGTCCGTGGGTAGATATACACCACGGTTTGGCTTTGACTCGCCAATCAAGGCCCATTGGCCTGGATTTTCGATTAGCATTAGTTTTACAGGGGCCCATTTTGTACCCTTGATAACTCGTGCTGTCTGTTTTTCTTGTGGTGTCTCCCACTTGACGTTAATCATGATTTCCTCCTTTCCTTCTTTAGTTCGGATTTCGTGTATTGCAGAAGCCAAACCTTTAGGCACTGAGCCTAGTTCGGTTTGGACTTTTAAAATTGCTCTTGCTAATTGATTCATTGAATCTGCTGTAGTCATTAGAACCACCCATTACG